CCCCGACTGCCGTAAGGGCAGCGACAAGGAACGAGGCAGTGGCACACAGCGCGGATGGTCAGCCAAGTGGGCAGCGTTCAGCAAGGCATACCTCGCAGACCACCCACTGTGTGTCTCACCTGAGTGCAGCGCGCTACCTGTGTGGCGCCGACCAGCAAGCACAGACGTCGACCACATCGACGGCACAGGACGCAACGGGCCACGCGCCTACGACGACGACAACCTAATGGCGCTATGCCATCCATGCCACTCACGCAAGACGGCGCGCGAGGACGGCGGCTTCGGACGACCAAAGGTCAACGACTAAAGTTATCCGACCCCAAGGGTCACCAAATCGCTAGCACGATTTCAGCGGAAGCCCGTCGGGTAGCAAAGGACGTTGCGTCTCAACTCTGTGCCCCCCCTTGTATCAACTAGGCCCCTCGACAGGAGGCACCATGAGCATCCAAGCGCAGAACCCGGACGGATCGTATAGCCCGGTCGAGCCGATGGGCTGGCAGGAAGAGCACAACTGGCTGGCTCGGCTCATCTTCTGGCTTCGCCGGATCGAGCACTGCAACGACCGCGAGGGACAGCCTCGGAGGTGCCCGTGATCCCCACACTTCTACGGCACCTGCCGTCCTGCTCTGACCCGAAGCCTCCTGTGCGTGACGCTGAGTCAGCCGGCGTCGTGGTGTGGCGCTGCCCGGGTTGTGGCGCGGTCGCGTCGTCACCTCGGAGCGTGTGATGGCTGGCTCGACACCTGTCGACCTTCGCGCTGACGGCGTCCTGTGGCTGATCAACGAGAGGACGCGCAATGGCGAGTCCTAAGCCTCGCCCTGTTGCGCTGAAGCTCCTTGAGGGTCGTGGCCATGGTCGGGACTCTGGTGGCCGCAAGGTTGCTGAGACTCCGCTGTTCAAGCGGATCCCACCTGAGGCGCCTGAGTGGCTGCCGACCGAGGCTCGCGCTGAGTGGGACCGCGTGGTCCCCGAGTTGGCGCGCCTGGAGTTGACGAAGCCGGTTGACCGTGCTGCGTTGACGGCCTACGTCCTGACGTGGCAGCGGTTGGTCGACGCGCAGAAGCTGATTGACGAGCATCAAGACTTCACCTACGTCATCCGCGGCAAGGATGGCGAGGTCATCGACTCCGAGACGATCGGTGGACACGGCCTGCTCGGGCAGAACTCCCAGGGCATCGTCCGGGCGCCGTGGGTTGCGATCATCGAGGCGGCATCCAAGGACTTGAGGGCATGGTGCGCTGAGTTCGGATTTACGCCTTCCGCTGAGGCGAAACTGTCCGTGCAGGAGGCCGACAATGGCGAAGAAGATATCTTCTCCGGCTGACCTGAAGCTCTCGCCTGAGGTTGAGAACTACCTCACCACCCGCGGGATCCCGTTCCCCGACTGCCCTCCTCGGATCAAGACCCCCGAACCGCGCAATGTGCGCGGCGCAGTGTTCGACGGGGCACGGGTTGACCGTGTGCTCAAGGCGTTCGGCCTGCTGCGGCATACCCAAGGCCAGTGGGCTGGTAAGGCACTGAAGCCTGACCCGTGGCAGGTCGCCTATATCCTGGCGCCTGTCTTCGGGTGGGTGAAGTGGGACAAGGATTCCGACTCCTACGCCCGGATCATCCGCTCGCTGTTCGTCGACGTGCCCCGCAAGAATGGCAAGTCAACGCTGTTCGGTGGCCTTGAGCTCTACATGCTGGCCGCCGATGGTGAGCCGGGCGCGCAGGTTGTGACCGCGGCGACGTCGCTGCGGCAGGCAGGGTTCATCTTTGGGCCGATCAAGACGCTGGCCGAGAAGTCACCGGCGCTGAAGCGGCACGTCAAGGTTGTCGGCTCGAAGATCCTGCACCCGAAGTCCGGGTCGTACATCGAGGTCGTGTCCTCCGTTGCTGATGCGCAGATGGGCGCCAACGTCCACTTCGGCGGGATCGACGAGCTACACGTCCACAAGACGCCCGACCTTGTCGAGGCGATCGAGACCGGCACAGGTGCGCGCAGGCAGCCGCTGATCGGGATCATCACGACGGCGGACTCTGGCAAGAAGAACACGATCTACTCGCGCAAGCGTGAGTACGTCGAGCAGTTGGCGCGTGGCGCGATCAAGGACCCGTCGACCTACGGCGTGGTGTGGGCTGCGGATCCGAAGGCGGACCCGTTCAGCGAGGAGACGCAGCGGTCGGCTAACCCCGGCTACGGGATCTCTCCCACCCGGTCGTATCTGGCGAACGCTGCGACTCAGGCGAAGGCGTCGCCGGCTGACTTGGCGAAGTACCAGCGGCTGCACCTTGGGTTGCGGACGAAGCAGGAGACGAAGTATCTCGCGCTGGACGTGTGGGACCGTAACGGGTCGCTAGTGGATGAGACGAAACTCGTGGGTCGTGAGGCGTTCGGCGGGCTCGACCTCGCCTCGACCTCGGACCTATGCGCGCTCGCGTGGGTGTTCCCTGCCGAGTCCGGTTTCGACAACCTGTGGCGGTTCTGGACTCCTGAGGCGAACCTACCCAGCCTGGACAAGCGGACCGCCGGCATGGCGTCCGTGTGGGTGCGTGAGGGCTTCCTGAAACTGACTCCTGGCAACGTCGCGGACTATGACTACATCCGGGCGCAGATCAACCTCGACCGCGAGAAGTTCGCTGTTCGAGGGCTTGCCTACGACCCATGGAACTCCTCGCAACTGGTCAACGACCTCGTGGGCGACGGTGCGCCGATGGTGAAGACCCGCCAAGGTCTGGTCACGCTGTCAGCCCCGACGAAGGAACTGCAACGGATCCTGCTCGAGGGCACCGAAGAGAAGCCGATGTTCCGTCACGGTGGCAACCCTTGTATGCGTTGGCAGGTCGACAACTTCGCAGTGGCCATGGACCCAGCTGGGAATGTGAAGCCGAACAAGGCTGTGGCTGCGGACAAGATCGACGGCGTTGCGGCCACGATCAACGCGCTCTCGCTCGTCCTGGCGATGCCTCAGAAGAAGGCGTCGAAATATGAGACCGAAGACCTCGCGGTCGTCTGATCGAAGGAGTCCTCGTGAATCGTCGTGACCGGTTGCTGCGTCAGGTCCACCTCCAGAGGTTCATCGTCACACTCACCTCGGGGGAGACCTTCGACGGGCTCCTGGCTGATGCCGACGACAACTCCGTGAAGCTGGTCGGGGCATTCGCCATTGACGAGAAGAGTCGCGAGTCGGTCGACGGAGACCTCTACCTGCCCCGCGGGCGGATCGCCTACATGCAGAACCCGGAGGGCCGACCGTGATCGTCAGCAACGGCACGACCCTGGACTTCGCACCGCAGGCCCTTGGTGAGACGGTCCCTAGCCTGTCTAACGGCTACTTCTACGCCACTCAGGGCCTTGAGTTGTCGGGCAAGTTCGCCACCTATGCGGCGCTGTACCGTGCGCAACCCATCGTGGCGACGCTCGTGGACAAGATCGCCAACAGTGCTGCCCGGCTGACGATCAAGGTTTGGGACAACACCCCAAAGACGGGCAAGGTCCAAGACATGACCTCGCCCTTCGCCCGGCTGATGGCCGACCCGTGCACTGTGATGTCCCCGTTCAACTTCTACCGCTGGACGTTCAGCACCTACGAGATTTACGGCGAGTCATTCTGGTACAAGGTCCGCGACCCGAACGGCCCATCGGTCGAGACTGAGCACGGCACCCGCCTGACTGGTGAGGTCGTCAGCGTGCTGCCCATGCACCCGTCGCGGACTGCGGTGCACCGCAACTCGTTCGGCGCAGTGGAGTTCATTTTCACCCTCGGCGTCGCGTCGGCTGGGATCCTGCACGCTCCGGCTGAGGATGTGGTCGCGTTCCTGCGGTACAACCCCGACTCGCTCATGCGCGGCCTGTCCCGGCTCGAACCGTTGCGGACTACGCTCCTGAACGAGGACGCGGCTCGCCGCGCCATGCAGTCGTTCTGGGTCAAGGGCGCACGACCGGGAATGTTCCTGAAGCACCCGGGCGAACTGACCCAAGGCGCGCAGGACCGACTCAGGGCGTCCGCTGACGCCCGTCACGCGGGCGCGGACAACGCGGGCGGCACCATGATCCTCGAGGAGGGCATGGACGCCGTTGTCGTCCAGCTGACCGCCGTGGAGATGCAGTACATCGAGGCGCGCAAACTGGACAACCAAGAGGGTTGCATGGTCTTCGACGTGCCCCCGCCTGTCGTTCACATTCTCGACCACGCGACCTTCAGCAACATCACCGAGCAGATGCGCTCGATGTACCGCGACACCATGGCGCCGCGCCTTGAGGACTGGGAGTCGGTCATCGACTTCTCGTTGCGCCCTGAGTTTGGCTACTCGATCGGCGAGCGCAAGGCCACATTCTCTCTCGACGAGGTGCTGCGCGGCGACTTCGAGATCCGGGCGACGTCGGTTGGCAACCTGATCGAGAAGGGCGTGATGATGCCTTCCGAGGCGCGCCCGATGTTCGACCTGCCTGACGCTGGCGCGGTCGCGGCGAAACTGTACGCCAACGCAGCGTTGCAGGAGCTGGGCACGCCGATGAGGCGCGTGTCGATCACAGAGTCGACCAACCCGACCGCTGACATGACCGCTGAGGCGGACGCAACAGCGGCCGGTGCTGTGGCAGCGGCAGCCAATGACCCGGCTGGGAAGGCGATCACGCGCCGTGGCGGCGCTCGTCCGCCACGCTTGAAGGCGACGACGAAGGACATCCGTTCTGGGTTGGTCGCTGGGCATCAGGTGGAGCTCGACAAGTTCTTCACCCGCCAGCGCGCGGCAGTGAAGGCCGGCGTCTCCAAGAAGGCGTATGCCCTGCCTGCGTCGTGGGATGGAGACCTGGCCACAGTCATGGGCTCGCTGTCCACGGCGACAGCCAAGGCGCTCGGGGCGAAGGTTGCTGTTGACCTTGGCGGGACCTACGACGGCGCGGACATCGCGGACTGGTTGGCCGCGAACTCAAAGGCGACGGCGAAGCGGATCAACGCCACGACGGCGGATCAGATCACGGCAGCACTTGAGAACGCAGCCGAGGGTGAAGACCCCGGCGACACCGTTGACAACCTGTTCGACGGCGAGGTCGCGGCCCGCTCGAACCAGATCGCGTTGACTGCGGTCGCGGTGGTTGGTGGGTTGGCTTCGCAGGTCGCTGCTCGGCAGTCGGGTGCGAAGACAAAGACATGGGTTGTCACCTCTGGGAACCCGCGGTCGCTTCACTCGGCGATGGACGGCGAGACGGTTCCGCTCGGCGAGACCTTCAGTAATGGGATGGACGGCCCTGGCGATTTCGCCGGCGGTGCCGACGAGGTAGCGGGTTGCCAATGCGACCTCCAATTCAGCACGGAAGGCTAACCATGAACATCACCCGCAAGGACGCGACGATCACCAACACGGACGACGCCTTCCCCGGCGAGTTCGAGGTCATCCTGTCCGCACCGACGAAGGACCGCGACGGCGAGACCCTCATGCCTGAGGAGTGGAAGACGCCGCTGCCGGATCGAATCACGTTCGACGCCGATCACGGCATGTCTGTCGCCTCCACTGTGGGCTCTGGCGTGCCGACGCTCAACGACGCCGGCGAGTTGGTTGTGTTCGGCACGTACTCCTCACTGGCTCGCGCGCAGGAGGTTCGCACGCTGGTCAATGAGGGCCACATCCGCACGACCTCAGTCGCGTTCATGACCGAGAAGTCCCCACAGAAGGACGGCAAGGGCACTGTCACCCGCGAGCTGCTCAACGGCGCGTTCGTGGCCGTGCCCTCCAACCGTGAGGCGCTGGTGCTGTCCTCGAAGGGTCTGAAGGCTGGCGCACGGAACAGCGCATCGGACGCCGAGCACATCCAGGCCATGCACGACCACTCGGCCGCGCTCGGTGCGTCTTGCCCGACCCCGGCGAAGTCCCTGAGGACCGCGACGCTTAAGAGTGTCGATGGCAGCCTTGAGGCCACGCAGGACCGCGCCCGCGACGCACTGTCCGATGCCTACCCGGGCGTCTACACGTACCTCCGCGCTACGGTCCCCAACGGGTCCGGTGGCGGCACGCTGGTCTTCGGTGTCGAGGACGACACCTCCAGCATGGAGTCCTTCAAGCAGGACTACACC